CGGGAACACTGAGCAGCGCGGGTGAATAGAGATCGCAGGCTGTGGTTTGAATGCGGATACTGGATGATAGCAGTCAGCCTTAAGTGGTGGCGCAATTCGTCTGGTTGATGTTCTAAATCTACGGTTTGTATGCACACTAGTTCACTAGGATGCTGCGGGCGTGATCCAACGCTGTGACTCCTTCAAAGAAGGTGACCACGTAATTCGTGAAATAAATCCTACTACCGTTGGTGGTCCCTCTACCATCTCACCGGTTTTAGGTGCCCTACATCATACGAATGGGGATCCGGCAATTTCCCAGGGATTTTCTTGTAGGTGACAGGTAATACCATGACAGGGGCGCGAGCCCTGAGCTACCTGGGAGCACTCCTTCCGAAAAGCTGCCTGACGGCTAGCAAAGATAGCAAACATCAATGCCTAGGTGAGGGCATTGTCCGATTGAGGGCAACGGTTAAGGCACCGGCCGACGAACGAAGAACGGTTCGAGTGGAGCGGTCCAGTTTCAGGATGAGGAGTGTGTCTTTGGCCAGGCACGCGACTCATCGCTTTCGCGCAGTAGAAGGCGCGATTTGCCCGCACGTGACGATAGCCGTGCGAGGGCTGAGCGTTTGGAAGACGACTTGCTGCAGGCAAGGCGTAGCCTGACTCGCGCTCAGCGTGCCATCAACCAGTCGCGTACGCAGCGCCTGCGGAATGAACGTGATGCCAGGGATGCTCGGGAGCAGCAGGAGTGGCTAAACGAAGACCAGGCGCGCGATGGTTTTGATGCTGTGCAGGCGGAAGGGAATAACCGCCGCGCGCACACGGTTCATGGGAATACCGAGTCCGGTCCCGCGCCTTTGAGGCAGCCAGCGGAACTGGAGAAAGAGAAGGAAAGCGAGCCTTCGCCGCCATCGACATCACGGCCTCGTCGTGAATATAGTGGCTCGGGACCCAAGAGTGGCTGCAGGAGAGGAGGGAGGCAGGGGCCGAAGAGGACTTGCTTCACGTGCGGGTCTTCAGACCACATCGCAAAAGCGTGTCCATTAGCAGATGGGCGCACGCCGGAGGATAAGGGTTTGAAGACTGCTGAACGTGTTCAACGGGTGGTTGACGACGACTTCCTGACCAAGGTAGCCGCAGTTCAGCTGAAGTATACTGAGGAGGAGCCAACAGTTGACCTGTGTGCTGCAATGGTGAGGGCCGGTTTCTACGCGGCGATCATGTGTTCCGACATGCCCTTCAAGCAGGTCTGTGAGGCTATTCAGATACACCCCCAGAAGGAGGAGGTGCCTGTGGCGAAGAAAACGCCTGGCGTTTTCGAGGGACCACTGGTGGATGTGGCGAAGTACAATGAGAGGCAAGCTACGTCGAGAACCTACCTGGAGTGCGGACTGGTAATGTTCGCATTTGTCACCATCATGCTCATGACGTTTGATGTTGTTTACAGGTTTGGTTACATTGACATTCCCTGCGTGCTCGCGCGGCCGTGTTCTACGGTATTGTCGCTTGTGACGGGCTTGGTTTCAGCTCTGATCATCCCACCACTTTTCCTGCGCTATCTCTTTGGGGGCAAACAGCTCAGCACTCAGACTGACGTCCAGACGATGGGCCCCGATAAGCGTCTGGCCACCATGTTTCACGTTGACAAACACGACAACGGTGTTCGTGTGCACCGTTATCGCCTTGAGAAATGGCAATTGTTGCTTGGATTCATCCCTTGGAAACGGGACGACATTGACCTCTATGTCGTTGACCATTGGTTGGCAATTGCTCTCTCCGAACACGGCTTTGGATCTGACAATGACATTTTCCTGAAGAATGTCCATCTGAAGTTTCTGCGCGCTGCAATCTTAGGCATTTCGGATTTGTGGTATACTCGTCTGAAGGAGGACACCACGACTTTCCTAGAGATGTATCTGCGCGGGGATTTTCCGCGCGCCGTTCCGGCCAGCTGGCTGCCGGGCGGCGTCCACTGAGTCCGCATCCTTTCGGCGGCTCCACCTCGGTTTGTCTGGGATACCGAGTATCGGAGGTGCCACTTGTTGTCAAGAAAGAATCACGGGGAACGATTCTTATTGGCAAGAAATTCCAGAGACCCAGGTCAGTTAATTCTGCCAAACTGCCTGCGGTCCCAAACATACCGGAAATCGCGCCTTGTAGTGTGGATCGTTACGACAAGGCGACTATCGTAGCCGGGGTGAGGCACAGGTATGCGAGGAATGTCCCTCCTACCGATGGTAAGCTCATGTCGGAGTTTCGCTTGTTCGTGCGTGCTTGGGTGCGTGCCAATTTGCAGCCACTTGCTCGTTTCATGGATTTCGAGGAGTGGTTGTTAACCACATCGTACAATGAAGAACGCAAGGAACAGTTGAGGAAAGTCCACGATGAGTTTATGGGTCATGGCGGTTTACCAACCAATAGAGATCAGCGCCGGCATCTGCTTTCGCGTGTGAAGTCGTTTGTTAAGTCGGAGAGTTATCCCGAGTATAAACATGCTCGACTGATTAACGCGAGGTGTGATCTTGCGAAGGTTTACTTTGGGCCCATAATTAAGTCCATGGAGGAGGTTGTCTACAAACTGGAGCCGTTCATCAAGCACGTGCCCCTTCCGGATCGTCCAGCACTTTTGCGCAAGCTTAAGGTTGCGGGATGTCGCTATCTTGAATCAGACCATACAGCTTTCGAAGCCCACTTCACCGTTCAGATGATGCACGTTGTGGAGTTTGAGGTGACTCGGTGGCTGTTGTTGCACTTCGATCGTGAGGAGGAGATTCTAGAGGAGACGGAAGCGGGGGAGAACAGATGTGGGATAGCTTCAGCGGATGTCAGAGTGCTGCTTAAGGGATTTCGGTGCTCGGGAGACATGTGGACATCATTGTTCAACGGCCTTGGAAACTGGCTGTCGATTTCGTTTGCGTGTTCTAAACTTGGGTCGCGAATGAAGGGTTTTGTCGAAGGCGACGACGGAATCTTTTCTATTCAGGGGGAGGTCCCTACCAAGGAGTTCATGGCAAAGCTTGGTTTCGAAGTCAAGTACGTTGAACATGACGATCCGGCCACAGCATCTTTTTGTGGCCTGATCCTCGCTGGTGATCAAATCATCAGAGATCCGATGAAGTTCTTCGAGAACTTCGGTTGGAGCGACCGTTTCATTAGCGCAGGGCGCAAAGTCAAGGACCAGCTGGCTCTTGCGAAAGCACTCTCTGCGCTGTATGAGACGCCCCACTGTCCTATCGTGGCTGCAGCTGCCCAGTACGTCTATCGTATGACCAAAGGAGTTGAGCCGCGCTTTGTCGAAGGTGCATATAGGACAGTGCCTAGGGATTTCAAGCCGCCCATAACGGACATCTCGGAAGAGACGCGTTCTCTCTTTTCCCAGAAGTTCGGTATTGCACCGAGCGCACAGAAGGC